TAAGGCCTAATCAGGCTATACAGAAGTTTAACTATGACCTTATCCGTCCTCTAGGTGCCCCTATAAAAGGGTTTGGCGGGGTCGCTAGCGGTCCAGAACCACTAATGTCACTACACAGTAGGATAAACAATGTTATTGGCGGTAGAGCAGGAGAATTACTTGATTCTAGAGCGATTGTAGATATTGTAAATCTTATTGGTACCTGCGTTGTTTCTGGTAATGTTCGTCGTTCTGCTACCTTGGCTCTTGGTCTGCCTGGAGATGAAAACTTTATTAATCTTAAGAATTCAGAGGTTTTTCCAGAAAGAAACTCATACGATCCAGAAAAACCAGGATGGGCATGGATGTCAAATAACTCTATCGCTGCAGAGGTTGGAACAAAGTATGAAGATTATGTTGATTTAATTGCAAACAATGGTGAGCCAGGATTTATTTGGTTAGATGTTGCACGTAACTTTGGAAGACTTGCTGATCCAGCAGATGGAAAAGATTCTCGTGTTATGGGCTTTAATCCTTGTGCAGAGCAACCATTAGAATCATACGAACTTTGCACATTAGTAGAAGTTCATTTAAATCGTCATGAAGACAAAGAAGACTTCTTGCGTACATTAAAGTTTGCTTACTTATATGGAAAAGCCGTAACGCTTCTTCCAACACACTGGCAAACCACAAATGGAATTATGCAACGTAATCGTCGTATTGGAACATCTTTAACTGGTATTGCATCATTTGCAGATACTAAAGGAATGCCAGCAGTTCGTGAATGGATGGATGAAGGGTATAAAAAGATTCGTCAATACGATCACTCATATTCAGAATGGTTATGTGTACGTGAATCAATTCGTGTAACTACCGTGAAACCTTCAGGCTCTGTATCATTACTTTCTGGTGCAACTCCTGGAGTTCATTGGGGTCCTGGAGGAGCATTTTATTTACGTGCTATAAGGTTTGGAAATACAGATCCAATGGTGCATTTATTTAAAGCGGCAGGGTATAAAGTTGAAGCAGATTTAGTATCTGCCAATACCTCAGTAGTATATTTCCCAGTAGCGTCTGGGCATCCACGTTCTGAAAAGGATGTAAGTCTTTTTGAAAAGATTGGTTTGGCTGCTACCGCTCAAAAATATTGGTCAGATAATGGCGTATCTGTAACTTTATCTTTTGACAAAGAAACAGAAACAAAGAACATTGCCCCAGCACTTCATCTTTACGAGGGTGAACTAAAGGCTGTTTCGTTTTTACCAATGGGTAACCAAACATTTCCTCAGCAACCATATAGCAACATTACAAGAGAAGAATATAACTCTTATGTTGGCAAAATTGCAAAGATTGACTGGTCTGCAATTTACGATGGCGTAGAAAATCTAGAAGCACAGGGTGAGGCTTATTGCAGCACAGATGCCTGTGAAATTAAACTTTATTAAGTTATATGAAAACAGCATACAAAAATTTAGAATACATAGAAAAGGTATCATTTAAAAAAAATAAACCTAGTATTTTAAAGAACGTTTTCCAGTTGCTGTTAAATCTTGCTGTAATTTATATAGGTAGTCAGATTTATATTGATATTTGGCGCTCCTTGACGGGGCACTAAAAGATTCTTATAAATTAACCCTTCCCCTGCTATAATAAGGGGATAGGAGAACAATGGCTAACCCGTCAAATTTATATGCAGAAAAGATTTATTCTGAGCACCCATTGGTGTTATGGGCATTAGACGATCAGGCTGACTATATATCCTTAATCTCTGAAGCAGAAAGAGATATTGCTACAGAGTGGGATATTTCTGGATGCACAGCAACAGAGAATACACTTGGAAATGAACCATTCTTAGAAAGCATTTCTACTAGGCTTGCAGGATCTGTTCCAGTTGGAGCAACCAATGATTTAATATGTATTAGTCCCAACCTTATAAACTTTAACAACTTAAACTCAACGCTTTCAACTTTTTCTGTAGGAGCATATTTTTATTCTCAAAGTCCATACTTACAATCGGTTTCTATTGGATATGAATATACAGACACAACAACTTCTAGTATAGTTCAAGAGTTCAAAGTTTTTCCTACTACTATTTTTGAAAACTGGGCATTTGTTTCAGGCACCTTTGAAATACCAAATGAAAATACAGATTTACGGGCAGTAATTAAAATAACAACTCTTACTGGTGGCGCTTCTTCATTAGACTATAGATTTAATATTAATGGAATTACAGTTGGTCAATGGGCAGAAGAGTTTAATGCTACATCTCTTGGAGTTACACCAGAAACATTCCCAACAGATATTGCTTTAACAACATCAAGTCAAGTTATTCCAGCAGCAGCCTATGGAATATCTTTTGATGAAGCCTACTATTTAGTTAACGATAATGCCCTTGTTGCAAAAAACTCAAGTGTTCCTATGGTATTTGGTGCATCTGGAGTTACAGTTCTTTCTCCAAATACTATTGACGAACCTTCGTTAATTGTTCCAGGAAAAGGATTTTTAAATGAACTTGGTAGATATAAAGAACAAACAATAGAATTTTGGGCAAGAATAAATTCTAATACTAAAACTCCTAAAAGAATATTTGGTCCTATTTCTAGTACTGATGGTCTTTATGTAGAAACTGGATTTTTAACGTTAGTAATAGGTAATAATTTTGCATCACACTTTGTTGGTGAATGGTTTAGACCAATGCTTGTTCATATACGTTTAATTAGAAATGCAGCAACGGTATTGATAAATGGAGAAGAAGTTATATCCTTACCTATAGTTACTGAAGACTTAAATTTGCCTTTACCAGAAGTTAACTCAGAATCACAGGACTGGCTTGGATTTTATGCATATGAAGATGTAACGCCTATTGAAATTGATTGTGTAGCCATTTATCCGTATCAAGTTCCAATTACAGTGGCTAAACGTAGATGGGTTTATGGACAAGCAGTCTTATCTCCAGAGGGTATTAACTCAGCGTATGGTGGAACTTCAGCATTTATTGATTACCCGTTTGCTGACTATACTACTAACTATAACTATCCAGATTTTGCAGAATGGCAACAAGGATCTTTTGATAACTTAACAACAACAGATACTGCAATCACAACTCCAAACTATCAACTACCAGAAATATTTTTAGATAATAAAACTTTACAAGAATTATACGATGATTGTCAAGTAGTTCAAGTAGGCTATGATGAATCAACAGATCCATCGTATAAGTTTATTACTTTTAGACCAAACAACTCTTGGAGTTCGGAACAATGTTATTTTAACTTTCCTAGTTTTAATGTTTTAAATAATCAAGTTAGGGCTGTTTACGGTGTTTTTAGTACAACAGACCTTGACCCTCAATCTGGACCAACTATACAGGGACAAACATTAATAAAAATTTATAACTCCCTAACTGGAGATTATTTTATTATTACACAAGAAGAAGATGTGGCTAAGTATGTATTAAACTATAATGGCGTAGATCAAGTCTTGTACACTACCCCATCTATTGAGTCTAATCAGTTTTTCTCTGTTGGTATAAATCTTCAAACAATTACTAATGCTTTTGGTGAAAACGTATCGGCATTTTTTGGTAGTCAGAATGGTTTAAAGATTTATGTAGGCGGAGATGAAGAAGCATTAGAAACTTTTACGGGTAGAATTTATTCTTTTGGTTTATCAACTGAAACAAACTTTGTAGACATTGAGTCTTATTTTGACGAAGAAGGCATTGCAATATTTGATGACATGTCTGAAAGTGGAGTAACCGAAGAAGAAAATGCTATAGCATTAATACAACATACCGCTAGTTATACCTTGCTGCCAACAGAGGCATACAACAAGTTTTTCTTAGATATTGGTGTTTCAGGATATTGGCAAGACTATCTTCCTCTATCATATTTTGCTCAATTTGTAGCAAATGATATTGGTAATCAATTTTATGATCTAGATTTTTTACAATTTAATATTGGATACCCTGCCCCATCAGAGTCTATTGAAAATGAGACGGTATCACAAAGTTGGACCTATGGAAACTTACAAGATGATTATGCCAGTCCTAGTCAAAGAACCTATGCCCAACTAGATAACTTTTTATTTACTGGTTTTAGAAACTATGCTGACTTAGCACAAAAATCTGTTAAGGCTTATGAGTATGATACAGAAGGGGCATCCATAAGAAGTTATATTACCTTTCAGTATATTGCTTTAGGAGCAAACTCTCCTCAAAGCACTTTTACAACTACTGTAAATCCTACATCTAAACGAATAATTGATATGAACGATTACCCTTCTTGGCTTAACACTAAGTTTGAAGTAGTTGATAATACACTGATCTATCCAACAAACACAGAAGACTTTAACGACTTAGCAATTGTCTATCATCTTGAATTTAATATTAGAAATATTTTAACAAAACCAATTGCATTAAGAAGGTTAGAGTTAGCATCTCAAGCATTTAATAATAACTCTTTCAATGCTGTTGGAACAAGGTTTGGTGTTAATATGTTCCCATATACCAGATCTGGCTTGTACTATGACTATAAGGCTAAAAACCCATTTAGTATTTATAAAGGAAGCACACCATATTTATACTTAAATAGAAAAACGGGTATTGAAATAAGAGGAGACTTTGCATTAGAAGTAAATCGTGGTATAGCCATTCCAATTAATGAAAGTGCTGCTAACCCATACAAGATAAGCGCTGCACAAATCTGGATGAGATACGATGAAGACTTTTTCCCAAACACGCCAACAGAGTTATTTGAGATTAAACACAAGGCTGACACTATAAAGTTTTATATGGTAGCAGACAGCGAGACAGGGGCAAGAGGAAGAATCTTTGCTCGTAATCAATCAACAGGTCAAGATTTTAATGGTTTGTCATATTTCTGGAACGGTAACCTTGTTAGAGAACCAGTTTTAACTAAAAAAGAATGGGGAGTCCTTGGTCTTGCTTTTTCTACCGCTCTAAACTTTGATTCCTTCCTTGGAGCAATTAACTTAACTGGTCCAATGATATTTAATAATATTGCCTATTATCAGGCTAATAACTTACAGCAAGTTCAAAGTACCCTAAACAGACCTTGGCTTAAAGTAAAAACTGATGGAGTTACTAACTTTGACTGGGAGTTTTGGTTAAATAGTTTTACTTGGGAAGGGGTCCTTGTTATTTCCGCATCAGACACTTACGGCATAAGTCCTGCAGATATCTACAAAACCTACGTGGGAACTAATAAGATTATCATTGATGATGATGAGGGTATGATTTTTGATGCTGAAAAGATAAAGATTTATAATAACACGGTTTGGCAGACCACTGTTCAAATTCCAGTATAATATGCTATACTGATGGTTATGGATAATGAAATTCTTAAAAAAGTTGGTAATGTCCGTCGCAAAGTAATTGAAAAAGACTACGACTGGGGTCTTTACGTATACCAAAAATCAAATGGTTCATGGTTTACTGACGGCAGTGGTAGCGTTTTAAACATACCATCAAACCGTGGAGACATTTCAAAAATTTCAGAGTTAAAGAAAGCCGCACTACATTATGGTGATGATGGTGAAGGTAAGGTAGTTTTTGTTCCTGGATTAACTAGAATTAGCGAGGAAGAGCATTCTGAACAATTAGATAGAATGAAGAATGGTTTAATTCCTTCCATGAATGATCATGGTGCTTGGGTAGCAGCACGACAAACCTATGATAAGTATGGTAGCAATGAGTGATGATTTTGTAAGAGTTTCATTAAATACGCAAGATGAAGAAGAGAATGCTTTTACCAAGCAAGATCCTTTTAATAAATCTTGGGATGACTTAAAAGATTTAACTGGTTTAAATCAAAACTTTCGTAGAAAAACTTCAAGAAACGTAACAAAGGCAATGGTGTATGCCACAAACGAATATTTAGATTCTGCTAACGCTAGCCCTTCAGGAGTAGATGCGGGATCAAAAGCAATTAATCCTGGCACGGTATACAGAAATGGTTACGGACTATTTGATGTAATTACCCCTCCATATAACATGTATGAGTTGGCTAACTTCTACGATACCTCTTTTGCTAATCATGCTGCAATTGATGCTAAGGTAGAAAACGTAGTTGGTCTGGGCTATCGCTTTGATATTGCAGATAGAACAATGCTAAGGTTTGAAATGAACGAAGATCAGGCAGCCGTTAATCGTGCTCGTAATAGAATTGAAAGAATGAAGTTTGAATTAAAAGATTGGCTAGAGGGTCTTAATGATGATGATTCTTTTACCAAGACAATGGAAAAGTTTTACACAGATGTTCAAGCAACTGGTAATGGCTTCCTTGAAATTGGCAGAACAGTAACTGGGGACATTGGCTATGTTGGTCATATCCCAGCAACAACTATGCGTGTGCGTCGTCTACACGATGGCTTTGTCCAAATTATTGGAAACTCAGTAGTTTACTTTAGAAATTTTGGGGCTAAGAATCCAAACCCAATGACAAATGATGCACGTCCAAATGAGATTATTCACTACAAAGAATACTCTCCCCTTAATACATTCTATGGTATTCCAGATATTATTGCTGCTATGCCATCACTTATTGGAGATCAATTAGCCTCACAATACAATATCGATTACTTTGAAAACAAGGCTGTTCCAAGATACATCGTAACCCTAAAAGGTGCAAAACTATCTTCTGATGGTGAAGACAAGATGTTTAGATTTTTACAGACTGGTCTTAAGTCTCAATCTCACAGAACTTTGTACATCCCACTTCCTGGGGATACTGAAAATAATAAGGTTGAATTTAAAATGGAGCCAATCGAAAACGGTATCCAAGAAGGCTCATTTAAAGAGTATCGTAAACAAAATCGTGACGATATCCTTATTGCTCATCAGGTGCCAATTTCTAAACTTGGTGGTGCTGATTCAGGCATTGCAGCAGCGCTATCACAAGATCGTACCTTTAAAGAGCAGGTCTCTCGACCAGCACAAAAGCATCTTGAAAAGGTTGTTAATAAACTTATTCGTGAAAAGACAGATATTCTTGAACTTAAGTTTAATGAACTAACCCTTACAGATGAGATTGCTCAATCTCAAATTCTTGAACGCTATGTAAAAACACAGGTAATGACTCCAAATGAGGCTCGTGAAAAGTTAGACTTGCCACAAAGGGCAGATGGCGATGATCCATTTGTAATGTCTCCAAGACAGGCAACTGATGCTAGAGCAAACTTAGCGGGTAACAGAGAAAGAGATGCAGAACGAACAAATAACAACTCAGATTCTCCAACTACCATATCTGGTCGTAATGCACAGGGTGAAGGTAGATCGTCTCAATAATTGAGATATACGTAAAAATGTTTGGTATAATGGTAACGATATGTTAATAAATAAAGCACACTGGGAGACAAGTGGCGACAGTGTTCGTCTATCAATGCCTATTGGCAAGGTAGATGTTGAACGTCGTATAGTTTCTGGTTTTGCCACCCTTGACAACGTTGACAAACAAGGTGACATTGTAACCACAGAGTCAAGCCTACAAGCATTTAAGAGTTTTCGTGGTAACCTACGTGAGATGCACCAGCCAAGCGCTGTTGGAAAAATTGTATCATTTAAAGAGGATCGCTACTTTGATCCATCAACAAAGAAATTTTATAGCGGAGTTTATGTATCTGCTTATGTATCAAAAGGTGCACAAGATGCTTGGGAAAAGGTTTTGGATGGAACATACACTGGTTTTTCAATTGGCGGTAATATTAAAAATTGGGATGACGCATTCAATAAAGATTTAGATAAAAGCATTCGTATTATTAAAGAATATGACTTACATGAGTTGTCCTTGGTTGATAATCCAGCAAACCAATTTGCAAACATTGTATCTGTCCAAAAAGTAAATGGACAAAACATTGTTAGTGGATATTTATCAAAGGCAGAAATAGAAAATGTTTTTTGGGATTCAGAATCAGGTATTGTAATGGTTTCAGAATCTGAAAGTGAAAATAGCCCTACGTCTGGTAAAACAATGCAAAACATTGGTTTTATTGAAAAGGGTGATAAAGATAATATAGAAATGATAAAGTTCTTAGTTGATAGTGCTAAAGGCATTAGTACAATTAAGATTACAAAGGAGGTTAGTCTTATGACTGAAGCAACAGAAGCAGTGGTTGACACTGCAGTTGAAGAAGCAAAGATCGCTCCAGAGGCACAGCCAGCAGCAGTTGAAGAAACTGTTGCAGTCGCTGAGGTAGCACCAGCAGTTGAAGAAGTTGCTGTTGCTGCTCCAGAAGATGGTAGTGCAAATTCTTCTATTGAAAAATCAGAAGAAGGAGAAGTTGTTGCAACAGAAACTGCTGTAACAAAGTCTGACGAAGTAATTGTTGAGGCAGTTACAGAAGTTAAGAATTCTCTTACAAATGCCTTTGGCGATCTATCAGCAACAGTTAAGTCTCTTCACGAGCAAATTGTTGCATTAAACAAATCTCTTAACGTTGTGTCAGGTGAAGTTAAAGCCGTATCTGACGAAGTAAAAGATGTTAAGGGTTCTTTCAATGAGTTTGGCAAGCGAGTAGATCTTGTAGAACAAGATACCGCTTTCCGCAAGTCTGGCGATCTAGGCGAGATCGTGCAGTTTGAACCGTCAAAAGTTCAGAAATCCCTATGGGGCGGTCGTTTCCTCACATCAACCGACCTATTTAAATAAGATATAAATCACTAGGAGGTGAACAATATGTCAGAAGAAAACAAAGATCTAGAAAAGAACTATCCAGGATCAGGCGGAGCAGGCAATGAGATTAACTCTCAAGGCGGGTTCGTGTCTGGTGGCGTTGGTAGTGCTACTGGTTTGGACGATGCAGGAGCATCTGTAGGATCCCAACTTGGTAACACAGCAACTGCTGGATTTGGTTCAACCACTGGCGCTAACGCTGTTAACCCAACAGGTGTAGCAGGCGGTATTCTAGCACCAGAGCAGGCTCGTCGCTTCATCGACTACGTGTGGGATGCAACAGTTCTCGCTAAAGATGGTCGTAGAGTTACAATGCGTGCTAACACAATGGAGATCGAAAAGGTCAACGTTGGAGAGCGTGTTATCCGTGCAGCCGCACAAGGCGCAGTAGATTACACAAACATCGGTGCTACATTTACAAAAGTTGAATTAACAACCAAAAAGATTCGTCTTGATTGGGAAGTATCAACAGAAGCACTTGAAGACAATATTGAAGGTGGAGCACTTGAAGATCATCTAGTTCGCTTGATGACCAATGC